ATTTGCATCATTGTACGAGAACTTTGGATTATGTGTGAAATCACCTGCTGTTGTTGTTCGAGCCCAGGGTTCGTGCTGTGGAACACGATTTGTGAAGAATGCTAGCTGCTCACCAGCGGCGCTTGCTTGTGCTGCGGATGAAGCGGAGGGACCATTCCAATGGACCGCAGATGCTGTTACTAGAAGCTGAGAACCACCTAAGAGGTTCATTGAGCTACCAGCCTGAATATTAGCTGTAGATGCTGCATTTAGGTTAACACTACCACCAGCTGACGCAAATAATGAACCACCCGCTTTCAAGTGTAAAGAACTATCGGCTTGAAGGAATGCCTGCGATGTGGCGTGAACGCGAATATTAGCATCTGATTGTATGTTAACATCACTATCAGCATCCATTCTTATCTCACCACCAGAATGTATGTGGACTCCCTGTTGGCCAAAAATCCTAATTTGGTTACCAGCTGTTAGATTAATGTTGTCATCTGCATGAACGTTGAATCTCTTGCAATGCATATCAACGTTGCCATCGTAATCCATCTCAAACCAGTTCTCCCCTTCAGCGGTACTAACATAGATTCGTTCGTTTGTGTCGTCAAGGATTATTTGAGCACCAGCAGAAGTTCGAACTCGTATCCTTGTATTTTGAACACGATCATCCATTGAGATAGAATGGAAGCCAGGAGTCGTCCAAGAGTATGTTTGGGAGTCAAAATTTCGTTGAATAGTTTCATCTAGTAAATCAAAGACACGATCAGGATCAATTCGACTAAGTTCATAGCCTTGGCGAATGTTGGTTTGTGTTCCATCCTCTGCAGTAAAGGTAACAGTAATGTCATCCGCTGCTGGGTCTTCTAAAAATTGTTCCCTAGTGTCAAAAAAGTGACCGCCAAAGACCGCACTTGATGAAAAGTCAGCAGCACGTGTTCGAAACTCAAAACTATCTCTAGCAAGTGTTTGTCCGTCAGAGAATGCTATTGTTAAATTGTCATAAAGAGGTTGAATCCTCGCGTCTTCATTTTGAGAAAGGGGTCCTTCCAATTTTGTAATAACATCTAGCTCTGCTTGTTGATCCGCATTATAAAAGAAGCGACCATGTGGTAGTGTGTTGTTAAGAGCCTGACCAAACAGGCAACCCATCCACACTCGTTGTGATGGATCTCCATTGATACAAGAAATAAGAACAGTAGCACCAACTTTTGGAATGTTCCACATACCATAAGCCACATTACCACCAGTAGTATCGTCTTCAGGACCACGTGTCATGTTTTCATTACTGATACTTCCTCCAAACGGCGAGACATACATTGCCCAAGGAATGCGTTCTATTGTTTCTTCTTCTGGATCATCATTATATGCAGGACAAAGTGCTCGCACGCGACCCATCTGTTGAGGATCGTTTGTCGCTACAACAGTTCCAAACGTCATATGAGGAAAGAGTTGAGTCTCTTGCTCATCTCTGACTACCTGTTTGGTATTCTTATACAGTCCTGCTATTATTCTGGCCATTATGTACCTGTATCGATAGTCTTGTCAATATCTCCAAAGTCGCGCGATTTGAAACTCTTGGGAGCATCCGGTTTTGGATCCGATTTTGATTCAAAGCTTGGGGGTAATGCAACTATGTCAAGTTCCTGTGTAAACTCAGCCATGTTAAATACGTTGTTTACACCAAAAACGTAGTAGTATCGCAACCTAAAATCTGTTGTAATCCATCGTCCATATCTTGAGGTATATACTCTTTTGGTATATCTGTTTCTTTTTCAAGTGCTTTTTTAATTTCTTCAATACCTTTATTATTTTCAATAAACGGTACAACAAATTTCAATAGAGGTGAAGGCCCGTATTCTTCTTCATTATTTGATTCTGTTGTTGTCGACCCCTTAAATAGCCGGTCTCGGACTTCGGAAGGAAACGTTGAAAGTTCTCCTAAAAACACAGGATTGCCATGAATCTTCAACTTTGCTTCAATGCTTTCGTAACCAGACCATCTAGAAAGTAGTGCTTGAAATCCAGTCATGTTATCAGAATCCTCCGCATCATTCATTGTAGGACTTCTAGCATTTGTTTGAGCAGTTATTATTGATTTGGTACGTGGAATCTTTGCAGGCTTTCTACTAGTCTTCGTTGCGGGGATAGCACTATTGGCTAGAAATCTCGGCGGTTTTCCATCACGTATGGGCTGTGCAGCGTCTTTAGTGCTAGGAATTGAATTTGATGTATTGGTTAGGAGTTGTAAAAATCCCAACCCCATTTCCATCTTCATATCAAATTCAATTATATCGATGTTGTTACCTGAAAAAATGTAATCCAATTCTACTGAGTGACCTTTGGGCGAACCTGAAAACATATCATTGTCTGATTGTTCTTCTAACTCAAATTGTCTAACATGATATCGCGCTATGTATTCGGTTGGAGTTGAATCAACAATACTATAGATTTTCCAAATCTTCTTCTTTTTGTTTTTCTCCTCAGGATTATTTGTGTCGCTTTTATTTTGTACTTTTTCTTTCTTTTCCCTTCCTGTTGCTTCCCTAACTGCCCTTTTACTTTTCTTCATTATCTTATCAATCATTTGATCAACAGCCTCGTCTGGTCCAAAAGCTAGTAAGGCTTGAGGGGGGGTTCCACTTTGCTCCGTCGCTCGAGAATTAGTAGAATCCAAGAGATAATCTTTTTCGTTGAAGACCGCGTCGGCCTCGATTACATATCTCACTGGTCTTCCTTTTATATCTTGACGTTTAAGCCGTGTAACCGCTTTATCCACTTGCTTGTTTAACTGCATCTGGAGATCGTCTAACGCAGCTATAATGGTACCTTTGCCTGTTACGGTGATCTGTTGGTTTTTACTTATTGCAGGGGCTTTAATCGCACCGTTATAAGCAGCCATAAATCTCATTGTGTATGTACCGCCGGCATGATCAAAAACAGTAATGATATCATATGGTATAAACATAAATGGTTTTACATTTGTAATTAACTCAACTTTGCCTTTGTCTGTTATCCCCACAAAGAACGTTTTTAGCATGAAGATCAAACCAGAAGGATCACTACCCAATACGTCAAATGTTTTATCGAGAACGTTAAAAAATCTTGCTCCCTGAGGTTCTACGATTTTAAGTTCACCTTCTGAACCCATAGCAAAGGAAGGAATACCAGAACCGGACCGGGGCATCAAAAGAGAGAACCAACTTGCACTTTCGATGAAAAAGTCTACGTCAGTAATACCATTGATCAATACTACATAGTCCCCACCACCACGAGATTTGAGTGGACGGTCAGAATCACGTCCCCTAAACGTGCGGAACCGATTACCACTTATAAACTCTGAGAAGTTGTCTAACTTAGCAACAGACTCTGCTGTTGATGAGCTGTCACAAGCGAAAAGAATATGATGGTAACTGTATGATCTATATTTGTTTAACTTATTAATATACGGTTTTGCCATGATTTATTATATATTGTTTTGTTCAGGTGTCAATCCAACTCCTGTTGGTCGATTTAATAGGTCAATCAACACTCTCGCTTCCGATGGTACAGTAATTCGTTTACCTGCAACAAATTCTGTGTTAACATCAAGAATGTTATTAAACTGAAGAATAACCCATGCAAGTTGTTGTTTACCATATAACGTCTTCGCTAGTAGGTCAGGCCGTTTGTGAAAATCTGATGATATGATAATTGGAATATCATCATCCGCTGGCTCAAAAACAATTCGTTCCCACCAACCTAAACGTTCATCGAAAACTTCTACATCACCACCCTGAGTGTAACGTGAATTTCTATTGTTTAACGATGATGGCTTCCTCGCAAGGATTTCAGCCACGCGTTTTGGATCAGGTAGTGCTGGGTCAGCTCTCTGATCAGAATCAAAGCGTCTTGTTCTTCTTGTAACCATTTTAGAAACTCGTTAGAATACCTCTACGGTATCTATGTAGGTCAAATTGTCGGAGTTCCCTTGGAGAATGTGCTTCCGACAGCTGCATATCAATTGACATTATAGCTGGGAATGGAGTGCCATCCTCTGTTGGAATATAATCTACATCACTAGGGTAAGGTAGACTCAACTGTGTCATAATCACGGGCACCCTACTAATATTTGATGGGGTCTCTCCTGGTGTTTTGTTCGCATATGCCGATAGTAGTATCACTTCAGGTGGACTACCCAAAAACTTTTTGAACACTTGTCTATCTGTCTCTGCTGTTGTACCTGGAAGAAAACATGTCAGCGTCAACTGGCCTGTGTCTTGTTCACTGCCAACTCTCGCCTTGTCTTGTGATTTCACTAGTCCACGTTCTCCTCCTGTAGCTGTCCCTTCACCAAAAAATGGTTTGGTCCAGGCACGCAAACAGTTAACCCGCTGAAGGTTCAATGTTGCTTCTTCAATGGTCCGAGAAATCAGCTTTATGTTGCTTAGGTTGTAAGCTCGTGCAGGGGTGTTTTGATAAACCCAAAAGCTGCTAGGTGCATGAATTGGTTCAATATTCTTATAGTTGACGTTCTGGTTTTCAGCAATATCAGGCGTAACATCAAAAACGACTCGCCGACGTAAATTGACAGATGAAACTAGCTTTACCTTGAATACGTTTTCAAACTCCATTTAACTGCTATTCCTTTACTCTACGATCTTCAATCCCTTGCGAAGATCCTCATATAATTCGACTGCTGTCGCCCTATCTTCCAGGCCAACCATTGATTTGAACCTTGGAAAATCGCCTTCAAGTACGGCTTGGCGTACTTTAGTACCACTTACACCTATTACATCGTCAGAATCAGGGTCACGAGAAAGCACTTCTGCCGCGTAATCCATCTCTTTCTGAAATACACGATTGACCATTCCCCTATAGGTATCATTTCGGTCAGATCCTGAAACGCCACCAACAGGTACCATTCCTTTGCTCTTCAATAACATGACAGCATCGTACGGGTTGTGTGCAACAACCATATCCATGCACGGGAACATTTCAGCTAAATACTTAGTGCGAGTTTGCCCATCAAGAGGATTCTTTTCATTGTACTTCCCTGAATCAACAACTATGATTACAGGTTCTGCATTCAGCTTTTCACCTAAAGCAATCAATTTCTTAACAACAAGGTTATGGCCACGGTGTGGCGGATTCCATCGCCCTGGTGCTATGACAATTGGTTTCATCCCATGTGGATCGGGAATTGATTTTGAAACCTCGAGAAAGATTGGTAAGTTCAACATATTATACTCCTTGTTAGTTATTTATGTGTTGTTCTTCTCGCGTATTTTTGGTATAATTTAATCACATAACAACATAGAAAAATAGGTTCATGGCTACAAAAAAGAAGAAAAAGAAGATAGCTGCCAGAAAAAAGTCTAAGAAGAAAGTTTCCAAGAAACCCACCCGAAAGACAACCAAGAAGGTAGTGAAGAAAAAGAAAAAGGTCACCAAAACAGCAACCAAGAAGAAAGCTAAGAAGAAGGTCGCTAAGAAAAAGGTAACCAGAAAGAATAAAAAAGTCGCTCGTGCTTCAAAGAAAAAGAAGCAACGAGTGGTCCGTGCGGCTGCTAAAACTGATACTGTTAGTCAAACAAAAATTCGTGCTATCAAAGAAGATGAGGCAAA